CTCTGCTAACCGCAGACGTAAGAACTATTGCCGCAGGGCAACAAGTCTCACGCCAAGCAGTTGAGCGAGGCACCGGCATAGACGCACTAATCGCCGCCGACATGATGGGCGCAGTAGCAACAGTCCTAGAAGATCAAGTACTTAACGGTTCAGGGTCATCAGGTAACATGCTCGGACTATCTAACATTAGCGGTATTAACAGTGTGACTTACACCGACGCTTCCCCAACCGCAGCGGAATGTTACAGCAAGGTAGTGGACGGCATACAGCAAATCAACTCAAACCGATTCGCTGGCGCTGATCTCATCTGCATGCACCCACGTAGATTAGCCTGGTTCCAAGCTGAGACAGATTCCAGCGGAAGGCCTCTTGTAGTACCTACCCAGAACGTTCCACAAAACGCTTTGGGTACCGGACCAGTAGCCGGTTATGGTGTCACAGGCGCCAGTATTGCCGGTCTGCCAGTAGTTACATCAGGCAAAATCTCAACAGCGGCAGGTTCAGGCGGCAACGAAGACGTTATCTTCATCGTGCGCCGTGGCGACATGCTCCTTTTCGAGGATGCAGGACAGCCAGCAATGGTGAGAATGGACCAAACAGCAGGCCTTAACCTAACCGTGACACTCGTCGCGTACCAGTATGCATGCTTCATTGGCGGACGCTACCCAGCATCTGTCAGCATGATAAGCGGTACTGGCTTAGTAGCTCCTAGCTTCTAAATTAAACAACGAGTCTTGAGGGCCGTCACTGGTAGCCGGTGGCGGTCCTCACCTCTCAACATTTAAGGAACATTATGAGTCAAGAATTATGGGAAAAGCAGGCAGCCAGCAGGATACAAAAACCCGAAAAGGCACCAGCGAAAAAAGCAGCAGCGAAAAAAGCGCCAGCAAAGAAAAAATAGGCAATGGCGTACACAACGCAGGCACTCGTAAAAGCCTACCTGGGCATACCATCAGGGACCAGCAGCGAAAACACGGCGATAGATAACGCTATCGCAGCAGCCGACGCGGAAATCGACCAAATCACCGGCCGAACTTTCGTAGTCCCTTCAGGTGCTACCGCTAAAACGTTTATACCGTTCGACGATTACACCGTTTTTTGTGACGACATCGCCCAGAAAACCGGTTTGATAGTCAAAACTGACACGGGTTTAGATGGAACGTATGACACGACGCTTACCATTACCACAGATTACGTCCTAACGGGCAACGCAGCGCCGTACAGGGTCGTTAAGCGTGTAGATGGGTCAGCGTACCCAAGGGACCGCTACGGACGCCCCACAGTCGAAATAACCGCCTTCTGGGGATACGGCATGGCTGTACCCGACCAGATAAAACAATGCGCGCTAGTGATAGCCGCTAGGCTATATCAGCGTCGTAGCAGCCCGTTAGGTTTTCAAGCTGGCAGCGTAGACGTAGGATTCGTAAGAATCAGCCGAACCGACCCAGAGGTTATCGCCTTGCTTAGAGGGTTGAAACTACCTGCGGCGGCATAGCCGTGGATTACGACGAAATCCGCGCAGAATTGAAAGTTCGCCTAGAGACAATTTCTAGTCCGCAGGCGTTCGTAAGTGTTTACGATTACGTCCCCGACTTTCTAACGCCACCCTGCTGCCTAATCGTGCCAAGTAACAATGCCATAACATTTCACGAAGCGATGGGAACAATAGCCGCCGGTCTAGCAACGTGCCGTTTCGATATTGTGATAGCGGCGCAACGGTTCGAAAGTACAGCAAACCAAGAACTGCTAAACGATTACCTGGTAACAGTGCCAACGGCGTTAGAAGCCGACCAAACGTTAGATTCGCAAGCGAAAAGCGTTACCGTCACGAATGCACGCAACTATGGACCCATAACCTTCGCGGATGCTGTATTCTTAGGCGTACAGTTAGATGTGGAGGTAATTACATGAGTAAGTACGAAGTGACCAGCGACAATTTAGCAGGACACGAAAAAGGCGATACTGTAACTGAAAAACAGTTAGCAGGCGCAAACATAGAAGCCCTAATACAGGGCGGACATTTGAAAGAAACAAACCCTACAACAAAAAAGGAAAAATAAAAAATGGCTGAATTTGTATTAAACAACGCCAGCGTAACCATCAATTCGGTAGACCTTTCAAGCTACATAACCAGCGTAACCTTGTCACAGTCAGCGGATTCCGTAGAAACGACAGCAATGGGCGACTCTGCACGCTCATTTATTGCCGGTTTGACATCGGGAACAGTTGACTTGGAATTTAACGCTGATTTCGCGGCGTCAAAAACAGAAGCGACGGTATACCCGCTTGTCGGAACCACCACCGCGGTAGTAGTTAAACCGGTGGCAGCTTCCGTAAGCGCTACGAACCCAAGTTATACGTTCAATGTCGTGGTCACGGAATGGGACACCCTCAACGGCACCGTCGATTCTTTAGCTACGCACAGCGTGTCATGGCCAATCGCAGGCGCTATTACGAAGGCAACGAGCTAGTACGATGCTAGGTTCCGACATCAGGCTACAGGTACAACCGCCGGAAGGCGAGGCGTACACAGTGTCAATAAGCCTTAAGACAGCAATAGCATTTGAACGCGAATTTAAGACAACACTCGCAGGCGCATTCAGTAACGACCCAAGCATCGAGCACATTTGCTGGCTTGCCTGGACAGCTACACGCGAATCAGGCAGGGTAGTGAAGTTATTTGATGAGTGGGTAAGCACCGAAATAGCAGATATTACGCTAGTGGAGAGTGAACCCGATTTTTTAGCAAGCGAACCAGCGCATATTCAATCGCTAGGCTAGCGCTGGTCACCGGTCAGTCATTAACCGATCTACTGGAGCTAGAACAGTATTACATCAAAGCACTGACGATGGCGCATAACGACATACAAAAGGAACAGGAACGAGCAAGTAAGCGAAAAAGGTAACATGGCTAGAAAAACCCAAAGTATTAAGGTGCAAGGCGCTAGAGAATTACGCCGTGAACTACGAAAAATGGGTAATGACATGGAAAACCTGAAAGCGCTTAACTTGGACGTAGCCACCATCGTTAGCAATCGGGCTAAAGACCTAGTGCCACGACGTACCGGAGCGTTAGCGGACACGATACGCCCATCAGGAACCAAAACCGCAGGTAGGGTGCGGGCAGGGTTCCGACGCGTACCGTATGCAGGGCCGGTGCATTTTGGCTGGCCTGCGCGACGCATCCAGCCGCAACCGTTCCTTTACGACGCGTTAGACCAACGCAGAGGCGAAGTACTAGACCGGTATTTCGAGGGAATCAAAAAAATACAACGCAAAGCAGGGCTATAAATGGCTAAAAAAACGAGCATCATTAACGTAGTAGTAGCCGGAGACAGCAAACCGCTACGCAACGCCCTGGGCAAAGCCACCAAATCACTAGGCAACGTCACCAAACAAATAGGAAAATTCAGTCTGGCAGCAGGCGCAGCGTTCGCAACTGTAGGAGCGAAAAGCATCGGTTTAGCCGTAGATTTTGAAGAGTCAATGTCTAAAGCGCAGCAGATATTCGGCGAAGCAGCTAACGGCATAGAGAAATGGTCAAAAACATCTGCTGAAATGGTAGGCCTATCACGCGCCGAATACCTGGAGGCAGCCTCATCGTTCGGTGTATTTGGGAAAGCGGCGGGACTAACCGGGGACATGTTAGCAGAATTCGCCGATGAAATGGTCACGATATCCGCTGATGTAGCCTCATTCAATAACTTAAAACCTGAAGAAGCGTTGGAGAAACTCAACGCTGGTTTACGCGGTTCGGTTGAGCCGTTGCAATCTATCGGCGTGTTAATGACAGCCGCGGCGGTAGAAACTGAAGGCTTGAACATGGGCTTGATCGAACAGGGCGAAAAGCTCTCAGAAGGTCAGAAGATAATGGCACGCCATAGCCTTATCATGCAGCAACTAGGGGCGCAAGGGGCTACCGGCGACTTTAATAGGACCTCTGAAAATCTCGCTAATACGCAAAGAATTTTGAATGCCCGTTTGAAAGATTTAGGCATAACTTTAGGGCGTGTTTTGTTACCTATCGCCGAAAAAATGGCTGCTGGATTAGGTAGACTCATAACGAAATTCGAGGAATGGTCCCCAGCTTTAGAAACCGCGGCTACTGCTGTCGTGAATT